ATGATTGAGAAGTTAGGAAAGAGTGGATATATTTCGCTCAGAGAAAAACAAATTATTCTAAAAGAAACTAGAACGAATAAACAAGTTGCTGTAAAGTTAATTCAATTTGATGAGCAGTACGGATGGTTTGCTCTTAATGCTGAAGGTAAGAAGCGGTGGTATAATCAAAAGTATTGGGAATTTGTTAAGGAAGTGGGAGTTTAATAAATAAGATTATGGCAGGAATAGTTATTTCAAAAATCGGCACTGGCGGTATTACTCTCAATATCCCATTGCAGTTTGATTCTATAGATCATTTGACCAAAGTAATTACTGATGGTATTACTGCAGCTACAGCATCAGAAGCGTTAAAACTACCCGAAACATTAAAGACGTTAGCAAGTGATGTTTCTGGTTCCTTCAGTGCATTGCCTGAAGTTGTAAGTTCAGATGTATTGTCTTCAATTAGTGATGCTCATTCGGCAATCAACGATGCTACCTCAGGATTAATGTCAGAAATTGATGGTGCTATGGATGTTGTGCAGAACACCATCAACACTTCAATGCTTCAATTGGACGCTATTGCAAACTCTGGCACATTCGCGGCTGCTCAAGCAGCTATGAGTTCAGCAGGAACTTATCCTAATTTATTAATGGGTGGTGTTTTGCCAGCAGTTGCAAATCTACAGAGATTTCAACAAATAACACAGACAATGCATCCAGAAGGTCAAATGGGCGGTGCTATACAACAGATGAATAGTATTGCTAAAGGAGCAGGAGCTATTTCAGCAATGTCCAAACTTGCTGGAGCAATTGCTACAGATTTAGGTCTGCCGGCACCACCTGACATTAATGATGCATTTGATCTTTTACAAGACGGTAATGTATTTAACAAGACTCAATCTATGGCAGCTGCCATGACAGGAGTAAAGGCTGTTCTTGATATTGCACACGCTTCAGGACGATTAGATGATCTTAATGATGCTATTTTTCAAGAAACTCCATCTTTAGTTACTGCGGCAGCAGGAACTTATGCAGGCCAACAAGTTATGCAGATAGGATTACAACAAGCAGCACTTAATGGATACATTCCTACAGACGGTGAAGTTGGAAAATTAAATATTCCTGGTTGGGTTAATCCAAACACAGGTCTTACGGAATATTTGCCAGCTGGAACTTCTATTCTGGATTCATTAACGGGCATTGAAAATGACTTATTGAGTAAAACTTCAGCAATTAAGGCCGCAGTAGAAAGTTCTTTAAAACCCATTGAAGATTTAGCTAACGCAATTGGATTAGCTGCATCTTCTGCTAGTTTGCCAGCCGCTTTAGGATCATCATTATCTGGTGCAGTAAAGAGTGCAATGAGTTCAGCTGCACTAGACACTTTAGGAGCTGCTGCTGATTTACCACCACCAATTCCTGCTGGAGCATCGGCAGAAGAAGGAGGATCTGGTTTACCAAAATAACGTGAGATTAATATATTATGTTTTGTGAATTTATTGATAGTATGGGAACCGATAAAACGGTTGTAGATGCCGCAAGAGTATCTTTTTCAAAGAGAACGCAGTGGTATAGAAATTTACCTGGACCAGGTATTTTTGAACTTTCTGATAAAGATAAAAGACTGATAAATTATTTGGCGAAGCATGAACATTGGTCACCGTTTGGTCATTGTTCACTTTCTTTTCACATTGGCGCACCAGTATTTGTTGCTCGTCAATTAGTCAAACACACAGTCGGACTTTGTTGGAATGAGGTCAGTCGTCGATATGTGGATGAGAAACCATCTTTCTATTATCCAGATGTGTGGCGTGGTCGTCCTGTGGATAAAAAACAAGGCAGTAGTGATGTAGAAGTTGAGTGGTTGGATCGTGAAACAAGAACAGGAAGACCGGTTCAAGACTTATGCTCTGATGCAATAGAGCTTTATGAGAGAATGATTGAGTCTGGAGTTGCTCCAGAACAGGCTAGAATGATTTTGCCACAGAATATGATGACCGAGTGGTACTGGTCCGGAAGTTTATATGCGTTTGCTCGTGTTTGTAATCTTCGATGTAAAGATGATGCACAAGAGGAAACACAAGAAATTGCTTGGATGATTGACGAAATTGCCAGAGAGAAATTTCCAGCTAGTTGGGCAGCATTAAGAACGTAAAAATGATAAATAAAGATACTAGTAAAGTTATTTGCTTAGGAAACGGGGAATCTCGGATAGGTTTAGACCTCCCGGATCTTCAGCAAAAAGTAGTAGTTTATGGTTGTAATGCTCTTTATAGAGATTTTACACCAGACTATTTGGTTTGTTGTGATATTGAAATGTCACATGAAATCTATAGGTCAGGCTACTGTCAAGATAATGTAGTATATTTTAGAGATTGGAGTAGATTGCCAGAAGAGGCATACGAACAACTAGTAACTCCATCTCACATATCCCAACAGGACATTGTTGATTTAGAGTCCTTTATTCATGAAAGTCCTCGGGTTGAAGGTTGGAATGAATTTGTAATGAGCGGTCAAGATTTGGATCGCTTGAGACAAATCCGAGAAGATTATTTAACCAGAGTCCGTGAAAACGGAGTGGACGTACATCCATCAAACATCGATATTGTTTTAGGAGATAAACGTGCAGGCCTATGGATTACATGGGTAGCACCAGAAGATAAAGTAAGAAAGACAGAATCATTACCCGGCAATTCGGACTATAGTTTTTGTTCAGGCGCTTTATGCAATCTCTTTGCATCTCTTGAAGAAACCACAAAAGAGTTATATCTTGTAGGTATGGATTTATATTCCGAAACGGAGAACGTAAACAATGTGTATAAGGGAACAGACTGCTACATTAAAGAAGATGGTGGAATGATACCTCCAGAAAACTGGATTAAACAACACCAACTTGTATTTGAAAAGTTCCCACACATACAGTATTACAAAGTTAATCCAAAATCAATAAAAGACTTTGATAGGATTAATCGAGTAATCGAGGAATGGGAAGGCATTCCAAACCTCAACTACATTACACACGAAGAAATGTACGAGAGGATCAACACATAACCAAAGGAGGTTAACATGGCTGATGTAATAGCTAATGTAAAGGGCTGGATCAATAAGATTTCTGAAGTTGCAGTAAGTCTTATCGCTCTAGCAGTAGTACTTCAGGTACTTTTCGGATCAGATATGATCTTTCTACCCGTAGATGTCATCGGGAATATCACTGGCCTAGTGGCATCGCTAGGCAGCCAGGGACTAGTTGGTTTAGTCGCTCTTGGCGTCATTTATTGGATCTTTACAAAACGAGACTAATAAGTATGACTAAGGTATTGGGGGGAGTGGCCACTTCCCCCTTTACCATCCTTTATTGTGACTGCTAATCAAGAAATATTATTAGAATGTATAGCAGAAGCTAAGAAAAGAATTGAATATTATGAGATGTTGCATCGTGGATTATGGCAAGTTATCTTTCAACCTGATGCAACAGATGAAATAGAAAAAGAAAAAATTTATATTGAAGAACTTGAACAGATGTTGCACGAATTGAGATTGTCAGAATGAAAAATATTATTTCTATCACTGATATCATTGAGAATAAAGTTCGCAAAGAAAAGCAACTTGAAGAATATCATGCACAACTTGACGAACTGAAACGAAAAAAGTTTTGGTTGGAAAAAGAAATTCAAATGGCAGAGTTTATCATTTCTGCCGTCCGTAACGAAATTACTCCTCAAGCCTTTGTATCTGCTCTTATTGAAGCAGAGATTGGAAAAACAGATGATGAAGAACGTGAATAATGTCTATTACAGTTAATGAATGGTTTATGTGGCCAGAAAAACAAATTCCACTAAAGACTTGTAATAAAATTATTAAACTTGCTGAAGGTAATTGGGAAGAATCTAGTGTATCATTGAACACAGAAGTTACCGATGAAGAAAGAAAAACAGGCATTAAAGAAGTAATAGGAAAAGATAATAAAGTACGAATTAGTGATATTTACTGGTCAAACGAACAATGGCTTTATGATTTAATTTGGCCATACATGATGACAGCAAATCGAGATGCTGGATGGAACTATGAAATTACAGGAGCAGAATCTTGTCAAATTACACGATATGGTCCAGGAGGTTTCTATAATTTTCACGCAGACGGTAAAGGTTGTCATTTAGTAAAATACTCAAATTCGGAAAATAAATGGTTTTATGGTAATGTAAGAAAAATAAGTATGTCTTTGGTATTAAATGATAAGTTTGAAGGTGGAGATTTTGAGTTTGCAAGCCAACATAAAGACAAAATTGAAATTACTTCGCATAAACTTAAACGAGGATCATTGATTTTCTTTCCATCACACATGACTCATCGAGTTGCAGAGGTAACAAAAGGAATTCGACATTCATTGGTGTGTTGGTTTCTTGGACCACCTTTTAAGTAAAACTCTTGACAGAAATAAAAATACCTGATATACTAAATAGTATTGATAGGCGCCGATACAGTCTATCAACTATACATTTAACATACGACAATACGAGGATATAAGATATGTCTTTTGCAGACCTAAAGAGCAAGTCAGGCTCTTTTGAAAAACTACAAACCGAACTGAATAAGTTACAATCCACCACAGGCAGCACTTCATTTGAAGATACTCGTCTTTGGAAACCAGACCTCGATAAGACCGGCAACGGTTATGCAGTCATTCGATTTCTACCACAACCAGAAGGAGAGGATCTTCCTTGGGTTCGTGTTTGGAGTCATGCGTTTAATGGTCCCGGTGGTTGGTACATTGAGAACTCACTAACCACACTAGGTAAAAACGATCCGGTGTCTGAGTACAATACTGAACTCTGGAACAGCGGAACGGAATCCGATAAGGAAATTGCCCGAAAGCAAAAGCGAGTTCTAAAGTATTACTCCAACGTTCTTGTTGTGAGTGATCCAAAGCACCCAGAGAATGATGGCACAGTCAGGTTGTTCCGTTTTGGCAAGAAAATCTTTGATAAGATTACCGAAGCCATGAATCCAGCATTTGATGACGAACAGCCTTTGAATCCATTTGATCTTTGGCAAGGTGCAAACTTCAAACTCAAAATTCGTAAGGTGGACGGATATTGGAACTATGATAAGTCCGAGTTTGATTCTCCTTCAGCGGTTTTTGATGGTGATGATGCTCGCCTTGAAAAACTTTATAATGAGAAGTTACATAGTCTACAAGAGTTTTTGGCACCAAGTAACTTCAAGACGTATGATGAACTGAAGGAAAAACTGAACAAGGTTCTTACAGGAACTTCTGTATCAGGAACTGTTGAGTCTTATGCATCTAAGTCACGACCACCAGTTGAGGAAACATTTTCTGTAGAGAATGTTGCTGAAAGTGTGTCAAATGACGATGATGATACTTTGGACTATTTTGCTAAACTAGCAGAAGCATAATAGTCATTTAGACAAAACCCCGCTTCGGCGGGGTTTTTTTATTTCATACCTAGAGTTTTTTCCGTCCAGACACTAAACTCCCATCCTTGTTTTTCACAAAAGTTCTTTGCCGCTTCCCATTTAGCAGTATTTCTTCCATATTCACGAACTTCATATAGATAACCTTTAGTTACTTTTTTACCTTTTGTTGGAGGTTTAGTTTGTTTCTCTGGTTTGACTTCAATTAGCCATATTCTATGTTCTGGACCGTGTTTTACTTTTACCCAAAAGTCTGGATAATAACGATGAACTTTTCCGTCTAAAGGAGAGACATAAGGAATTGCTATTTCTTCACTAGCCCATTCCAATACGTTTACGTTATTATCAAAGTAACGCATACAGTGCCTTTCCCACATGGAACGATAGATGATATTCCGTGGATTCCCTTTATACTTGTCAGGTTCGTTAGGAACAAAACGACCCTTATAAGGTTTCTTGTTAGTATAATTCTTTTTATTCATATAAATAGTTATACTATTTAGAGGATATCTTAAAATGGCATTATATGAAACTGGAAGAATTGCTTCACCGTTAGCATTTCCTAGAGATTTGGGGTTAGCTTCTGAAACTGCAAACTACATGATGTTTGAAACATATAACATCAGAGGTATGCTTGGTGCAACATCACAAGATAATTCTTTTCTAAGAGATGGCAACAGAGCTGTTATATTACCTATACCTGGTCCTCCACAAACTTCATATGAACAGGGATGGGATCAACAAGAAGCAAACTTTTTAGAAGCAGCCGCAAGTTTAGGGCTGTCTGGCGCAACAGAGGAGAGTATTTTTGACAGGGTAAAAGCTGAGGTAGGTGCTGTTTCCGATGTGGGTAAAGAAGGAACTGGAAGTTCATTTACGGCTTTAATAGGCAAATTAATTGGAAGTCAAGCAATATCTCAAGCATCCGGTAAAGCAATATTTGCACAGACTTATGCAACATACAGTGGTCCTGGATTCAGATCATTTAGTTACAACTATTCGTTTAAACCTCTTGGTAGTGCTGATGTTACCGCAGTTGATGAAATAGTGAAATATTTCAAAATTCATTCTGCTCCAAGAGCTCATGCTGTTTCCGTTGCTCGTGTATACGGACTACCAAAGGCATTTCAAATTAAATACTACAATGCAGACGGCGAAAATCAATGGATAAACAAAATAGGAAAATGTGCATTAACAAATGTATCAGTTAATTATGGTGGAGATCGATACACGACTTTTGAAGAAACACATTCGCCTGTTCAAATTGATTTATCATTGACTTTTAAAGAACTTCAACTTCAAGACCAAGGTTCTATTCGCGGAGGTTATTGATTATGTATTTTAACGCAATGCCAAAAATAGAATATGATTTTGTAGGAGATGGTAATACAAAACTTGTTACTGATATTCTAACAAGAATTAAAGTAAGAGATAGTATAAGAAGTAGAAGGTCTTTATTTTCAAAGTATGATGTCTTTGAAGGAGATACACCAGAATCTGTAGCATATCAGATTTATGGTCTAAGTGAATATCATTGGGTTATTCTATTATTTAATAGATACTTTGATAGATATTATGAGTGGCCCTTATCAATCCGCAATTTGCAAAATTATGTAAATGACAAGTATAGTAATCCAAATGCAATACATCATTATGAAATTTCTCAATCATCTGGTAACACCACTATAAAAATTAAAGTAGAGATTGCAGATGAACCAACAGCAACACCAATAACCAATTATGAGTATGAGCAAGAATTAAATGATGCTAGAAAACAAATTATGATATTAGATCCAGGTTATATCGGAACATTCTTATACGACTTCAAATCGGCTCTATCAGAACCACAACCTTAATATGGCAATCGATATCAAAGCTACGCTTGAGGATATTGCTCGTATGCAAACAGCTACAGGCAACAGTCCAAGGCCGGGTTCGGTAGAACTATCACAGTGTATTATTCAACACGGAGATGAAAATTATTATGATATTTCTTCTTTAGTTCACGAAATTCATTTCTTTGAAGATATTGAACAGTTAGGAGTCAGTGGTTGGATTCAGATTAAAGACAATATCAATCTAATCAGAAATGGATTAATTCTTGGAGAAGAACTTTTGTGGTTGAGATTTGAAACGGCAGGTGCAACGGATTCAGGTCATCCTGAATTTGCAGTAGATTATTCTTCGAGAACTCCTCTCTACATTCATAAGATAGAGGAGATTGTTTCACCAATAACTAATCAAGGAACAACTAGTCAATTGTGGTTGGAGTACCGATTGCATTTTTGTTCTACTGAAATTATAACCAATGATAGAGTTAGACTTTCAAAAGCATATCAAGGAAGAATAAGTGATATTGTTTTGGATGTTATGAAGAAAGAATTGGGAGTAATTAAGAAACCAATTACAGTAACACAAACAGAAGACATTCATCATTTTATTTCTCCCAATCTAAGGCCATTGGATTTTATTTTATCAATTGTTGATAAAGCAAGAATTCAAGATTTTCAACCAGTCGTAGGACCACAGCTGGCTGCAGCTGATAGTCTTTTTAGAGGAGATTTTTTACATGATGTGGTTTTCTTTGAAACTGCTCATAGACCAGTTGCAACTGATGGTGGTTGGTTTTTAATTCCTCTCCAAAGATCAGCATTTGCAGATTTAATTTTTACACTTAATAATGCAGCTACCACTACTGGTGCTGAAGATAGTGAAGTTGTGGCAGATATTAGAGGTTATCCTGCAGCAATGATGAGAAGTTTAAGTTATGAATTTATAACTACAGGAGATAAATGGTCTACTATTTCAGATGGGTCTTGGGCAGGGTCTGAAATCCAACACAATGATTTTTATAAGTCATTTGATGTTTTTAAGAGTGATTATCTGAAACACTTGAACGAAAACAAATATTCTCATGCATCAAAGACTCCGGTATTCTGGCCACCCGATCCGTCATGGAGAACAATCTCCGAATGGCCAGATAGTAAACTATCATTCAAAAGCGGATCATCAAAATATTTTTCTAATATAAACACTTCAACAAGACTGGCAGCATATCCTTGGACTGGTGAAAGTAGAGATCACAAATTACTGCAGGAACTTCAAGTTAATCATATGTTAAATTATGAAAGAATACGATGCGAGATGTACGGTATTTCTGGATTACAAGTCGGAAAGATGGTAGAGGCTGTATTTCCATCAATTGGTAGAGGATCTGGTTCTGAATATGAAACGGGTATTGTGGGGTCTGTAGATGTTTATGGAGAAGATAGAAATAATAACACATGGATGATTACTAAAGTAGGTCATCATTTAATGTTTCGAGGATCAGATACTACATACACATCAACCATGGAATTATCTAACACGATGAGAAATACTAAGAAAGAACTTCCAGTCTATGGGAGTTTAAGTGGAGCAGCACCCGGAAGAAGTAACGCTGGCAGATAAATAGTTGAGTGAGTATATTCGATGAAATAAAAGAGTCTGCTGAAGGAAGAGAATTATCCACCAAATGGTATAGAAGTCAAATTACAGCTTTAGGTGGCAATACCATGACAGCAGAACAACACATAGAGGAAGGTAAAGTAACAGGTAGACCAAACTTTGGAATGATGAATCTTTTTGAATATCGACCACAAACGGCTCAAAGATTACCATTCTATGATTTATTTCCATTAGCCATACCTGTAGATACTTTTCGAGGAGGATTCGTAGGAATCAATTTTCATTATTTGACAATACCAATGAGAGTTAGATTGTTAGAGTTATTGATACAGTCTTTTTCGGATCAAAGAATGGAAAAAATAAACGTGTCTTGGAGACAAATATCTGGAAATAGTAGAGTAAAGCCAATAGTAAGAAGATATAAAGCAAAAAATGTAAGGTCAAAGTTTCTCAAAATATCAATTGAAGATATGTTGATTGCTGCTTTATTACCCGTACAAAGATTTTATACTGGACCATTAGATTCTAAACGGCCAGTATCTTCTAATACTGTTTACAGTCAGATCAGGAAACAAATGTAATGTCTTTTTCAGAAGTTTTACAAAGAATCAAGTCAGTAAATCTTGCTCGGAGTAACAGATATTCTGTCAAGTTTTTGGCACCTCCTGTGGTAAGAGATCCGTATGTAGAATATTTTGCAGAGTCAGTTTCTTTTCCTGGTCAAAATGTTAGGTCTACTCCTGATTTGTTACGATATGGACCTCAGAGAGAACACGCACAGGCATTTACTTATGGTCCCATCAATATGACCTTTATGTGTACCACTGGACAACCAGAAAAAAAGTTTTTTGAAAATTGGCAAGATTTCATTATTTCTAAAAATTCTTGGGAGGCTAAATTCTATACAGATTATATTTGTGATATAGAATTAAATAGTTTGGATATGAATAATAATGAAACATATAAAGTTACTATATATGAGGCATTTCCAAAAACAATTAATGCACAAGAATTTTCTTATAGTTCGGCTGATAGTTATCAGACTGTAAGTGTGGAATTTAGCTATAGATGGTGGGAAAGTGAAATTAATGCTCCATCTGGATCAGTATCTTCTCCACAAAGAGCAAGAGCTCAGTTGCCCAAAAACAATCAGTCTACGGTTCAGACAGCAGAACAGGCTATTGCTTCGAACATACGTCCACCGATAGTAGACGAGGTTTTTGCTAATATTAGACCACAACCAAGTTTAGATTCTACTTCTAAACCTACGTCCGGACAACCAGTGCCATTACAAGTAGATTCTAGATGGAAAAATCCTAATACAATGGAATGATTTATACATTATGAGAAAAATAAGGAGACAATATTATGAGTTTACCAGTAATCAATACTCCAACATATGAGTTAGAGTTACCTTCAACAAAGGAGAAAATAGTTTATAGACCGTTTTTGGTTAAAGAAGAAAAAATACTGTTACTTGCAATGGAAGATTCAGAAAATTCTTCCAATGTGATTAGAGCAGTAAGGCAGATTGTAAGTAATTGTACATTTGAAAAGATAGATGCAAATTCTCTTGCAATGTTTGATTTAGAATATTTGTTTTTAAACATCAGATCAAAATCAGTAGGAGAAGTCTCATCAATAAAGTTACTTTCTCCAGATGACAATAAAACTTATGTTGCTGTAGATATTCCTTTAGATAAGGTAAAGGTTAAATTTACAAAAGGACATACAAATAAAATAAAATTAACAGACGCAATTATGATTGAGATGAAATATCCAAGTTTCGAACTTGTTGAAAAACTATCAGATGATACTGAAGCTGTTTTTGATGTAATTGCTGAGTGTGTTGATAGAATTTATGACGGTGAAACAATTTTTGAAAGAACAGATTTTACAAAAAAAGAACTAAATGAATTTTTGGAAAGTTTAAACTCAAAACAGTTTGAAAATGTACAAAACTTTTTTGAAACTATGCCTAAGTTACAACACACGGTTGAGTTTGAAAATCCAAAGACTAAAAAAATGAATAAAGTAACATTGGAGGGTATGCAAAGTTTTTTCGGATAGCTCTTTCTCACGATGATTTAGAAAATCATATACGACTAAATTTTGGTTTGATGCAACACCACAAATATAGTTATTCTGATTTAGAAAATATGATGCCGTGGGAAAGATTGATTTATGTGTCTTTGTTATTGAATTGGTTAAAGGAAGAGGAAGAGCGAAGAAAGGCAGAAGCACGAAAATAACATGACAGATGAAAAACAGGTATTAATTAGAGAAAAAACATACGAAGTAGATAAGTCGGACTTTTTAACAATTCAAGGATTCGACCAGAGTAAGACTTGGTATAATCAAACAGCTGGGTTTATGGATACTCTACGTTTGATTCCAAGACTGTTAATGGTCGCCTATGGTTATGTGTTCTGGTATTCAACTCAATGGTTTATGAATCTACCCGATCCAACAAATGCACAAGCAGCTTACATTTCTACAATTGTGGGTGCAGGTGCAGCGTGGTTTGGATTATATGTGGGTAGTGGTCATAAACCAGCATCAAGTAAAAAATAATGGACGAACTAGAAAGACAAAAAAGATTAGCAGATGTCTCGGAACAACTGCGAAAAGAAGAAGAAGAGCTTATATTTTCTCGTAGCGAGGAAGGTAAGCAAGTTCGTGCGTTAGAAGATAAAATACAAAAAACAAAAGACCTTCGACGAAAAGAAGAAGAATTAGGAAAAACACAAGAAAAGTTAAGAGAAGAACTTAAAGAAAGTCTATTGGCTCCATTCAAATCTATGTTAGAGATGATCCCAAAACCTATCAGAATTCTGGGTAAGATGGCTGGTCTTGGTGTCAAGAAAATGTTTGGATTTGGTGGTAAAACGCCAGAAATAAAAGAAGAAAATCAAACAGGTCTTAGTGTCAAGAAAATGTTTGGATTTGGTGGTAAAACGCCAGAAATAAAAGAAGAAAATCAAACAGGTCTTAGTGTCAAGAAAATGTTTGGGTTTGGTGGTGAAGTTAAAAAGCTAGAAATAGAAGAATTAAAAAAACAAACAGCTTTACTAAAAAATATAGTGAAAATGATGAGACCCGCTGACTCATCAAAGGCAAATGAGGCAGCCTTAGAAGGGGGTGGAGGCGGTGGTGGTGATGGTGGTGATACAACAGTAGTTCAAAACCAAACTATAAAGAAAGGTGGTTTTCTTAGAGGACTGTTATATGGCCTTCTTAGTAAAGGACTTTTTAAAGCTGGTGCTTTTATAAGCGCACTGATGACAATGTTTTTTCTTGCAGCAAAGAGTCTCTTGGCCAGTATTGGCGTAGCGTTTGTAGGCTTAAAGGCTTTAGGTATGTTTGCTTTACCTGCTGCCATTGTTGTATTTGGTGTTGCAAGTACTTTATCAGTTGTAAAGGATTATTTCGATGGATATAATGAAGGAGGCTTATCTGGTGCCATTGGCCAAGCATTAGGCGGTTCTGGTAAGGGGCTACTTAACTCAATAAAACAAGGTAGTAAGTGGGCAGGTATCGGTGCAATGATCGGAATGTTTACACCATTCGGAGTTGTTGGTGCTGTTGCGGGTGCAATAATAGGCGGTGCATTAGGAGCTATTTTCGGATTCATCGGAGGCGAAAAGATTAAGAAATGGATAGACGGCGCATCTCTAAAGGTCAAAGAGTCTTGGATAATGTTCAAGGCCTGGAGCAATAATCTAATAGACAATTTTATCAAGTTCTTCTATGATCCTCAAGTAGTCATAGACGAAAGCGGTCAAGAATTGAGTAGAGGGCCACTCAAGATATTAGGTGTTGAGGTAGGACCTCTATGGGAAAATGTTACAGAGAAGGTGAGTAACGCATGGGAAGGACTAAAATCTTGGTTTGGCAATCTGGTCACTGCTACTGGTAAGTTCTTCTATGATCCACAAATAGAAATAGATGAATCTGGCCAAGTGTTGAGTAGAGGGCCAGTAAAAATATTTGGTGTTGCCTTAGGACCTCTGTGGGATACTGTTACGGAGAAAGTTAGCAATGCATGGCAAGGACTAAAATCTTGGTTGGACAATCTAGTTACTAGCATAGGAAAGTTTTTCTGGGATGGAGAGAAAGGTGAAATTTTTGGTATGAAGTTACCAGAATTTAGTTTTCCCAGTATTAGTTTAGATTCTTTTATGGATAAACTTAAAGCCTTTATACGTCCTCTAGTAGAAAAGATGCCAAGTTTATTGTTACCAGACTCTCTTGCAGAATGGGTAGGCATTGATCCTAAAGTAAAAGAAAAAGAGGCAAAATTAGAATCTCTTGAGGCTGAAGAGCAAGGAATTATAAGCGAACTTAATTCTACGGAGGTGTCTCCAGAAGATGCCATGAGTCCAAGACAAGAGGATTTATATAAAAGACTCGACGAAATAAAAAAAGAAAAACAAATATTAAAATCTAAACCAGTTCAGACATCCACTACACTAAGAAAAGCAAGTAAAGGATATATACAGCCCACAATGGATCCTAGAGAACTAGGTCAACTTTCTAATAAAATGTTAGAAGAAGAAAGAAATCCTGAAGCTTACATTAAAAGTTTAGTTTCTACATCTGCTGGTCCAGCTGGGGCATTAAATCAAGCATCATTTGCTGGCGCTGGTGCCGGTGGTAGCGGTGTTACTGTTGCTAATGCTAATATCAATGCAGGAACTAGTGTGACAAACAACACCACAATAAACACTAAACCAAAAGATAGTGATACATACACATCAAAACAAAAACGAACTGAAAGGGCCAACTGGTAATGAAAAAAATATTATTAAGTCTACTACTATTCTCGTCAATAGTTAGCGCACAACAAAAACCACCAAAAGATATGTATGAGTTAGAGATACCTATGACTTTTGTTTGTCTTCCTAGTTTTATGAGAATGGTAAATCATCTAAATGATAATTTTGGTGAAGTTCCTGTGGCAATGTCTCAAATGAGTTCTGATATAACTCTTATATTATTTGTAAATGAAGATAAGACAACTTCAAGTTTGGTCGTTTTACGAAAAACCCAAAACGAAGAAGAAGTTTGTATTGTGTGGGCCGGTGAATCTGAAGGTGCATCTTTTCTTCTTGCTATTTAATCTATACAGAAAAAGTATAAATAGTTTCATGCATGAATACTCCTGTAAGATCATTAAGGTGATAGATGGAGATACTGCTGATGTCGATATTGATTTGGGATTTGGTGTATGGTTGAGAAATCAGCGTATCCGATTCTATGGTGTAGATACTCCTGAGTCAAGAACCAGAGACAAAGAAGAAAAGGTCTATGGCCTTGCAGCAAAGAAATTTGTAATGTCTTTTCTACCAAAAGGAAGTATGCAAACACTTATTACTCATAAAGATGCAGTGGGTAAGTATGGACGTATTCTAGGTGAGTTTAGAGTTTATAATCCAGAGAAAGATTCTCATGTCATACTTAACGATTTGATGATAGAGAAACATCATGCTGTTGCTTATCATGGACAATCTAAAGAAGATATTGCAGAAGAACATTTAGAAAATAGGAAACTTGTAAAACTGTGA